TGAATTTTGAAACCCTTCGTAATAAATTTGAAAAACTAAGAGAAGACTGGTCGGAAGATTCGGCAGTTGACTTTCAGTTTAAGAACAAACAATATACCACAGATCTGGGACAACTCGCATTATCTATCCCTTTCCAACATAATAAATACTTAAACCACTACACTGACATTCAGCAGATCAAGACCTCGCTAGAATTTGAGATCCGCAAACTGGTAAAAAATAAGCGTGAGTATTACTCAGGCGAAGCAGATGCTAAGACCTATGCTGCTAAACCATTCGGATCAAGCATTAAGACTTCAGAAAAAATGAGAACATACCTTGAGGCAGATGAGGACATCATCAACCTTGAGGCAAAAATTAAATATCTAGACCAGATGCTTTACTGGATAGATCAAGTCATGCGTCAAATTTCCAATAGAGGTTTCCAGGTTAAGAGTGCAATTGAGTGGGAAAAATTCGTCAATGGACAATAATGAAATTCGGTAATCCTCTCGTTAAATTTAAATTGAATGATCACGATCTTTCAATAATTGAAAATGCAATCACAGAAAATAATCTTGAAGAAGGTGGGGCAAGTAATCAAGATTTAAGAAAATGTAAAATTGATTGGATTGAAAATTCTAAACTTAGATCTTTACTTCTAACTCTTTGTCATCAAGTAAATGTAAATGCAGAATGGAACCTTCAAATTTTAGGAGGTGAAGGTATTCAATATACTCTTTACAACGAAGGAGATCATTACGATTGGCATGTTGATGCACAGGGATTTTTAAAATCTCAACAAATGGGTATATGTTCAGACAGTCCTATTAGAAAAATAAGTCTTACCGTATTTTTAAATGATCCAGAAGAGTATGAAGGTGGTGAATTAGAACTAGAACTCTTCGGACCTTTGGCCAAAGAAAGAAGTGTAAAATTTAAAGAACCTAAAGGAACGGTTATATTTTTTCCTTCGGATACTTGGCATAAAGTTAATCCAATAACATCAGGAGTTAGAAAATCTTTAGTCTCTTGGTTTGGTGGCGGACCTTATGTCTAATTTAATTATCAAGAAGAAAAACGAAGTATATATTACTATCCATTCTGAAGAACCCCATGTACATCAGGAACTCTCAGATTACTTTTCGTTTGAAGTTCCGGAAGCAAAGTTCCTGAAGAAGAACCCCAGATACAAATACTGGGATGGAACTATTCGTCTGTACTCTCCTGGTACGGGCGACCTTTATGGTGGTCTGATGAAGCACCTACAAGTGTGGGCAGGTGAACGCCAGTACAACATTGAGTATGAAAAGAATGATTGGTATGGAGATGTTAAAGAAACTAATGACTTTGTTTCATACGCAGGCATTGAAACATTCATGAATAAAATTACACGATCTGAAATCAAACCTAGAGTGTATCAGTATCGTGCTGTCTATGAGGCAATTAAAAATAATAGAAAGCTCTTACTTTCTCCTACCGGGTCTGGTAAATCTTTGATGATCTATTCCCTCGTCAGATATTATACTGCTACCAACAAGAAGACGCTCATCATCGTCCCTACTACGTCCCTCGTAGAACAGATGGTCAATGACTTTAACGACTACGGATGGAATGCTGACGATCATGTGCATAAGATATATTCAGGCAAGGATAAAAATACAGACAAACCAATTATTATTTCCACTTGGCAATCCATCTACAAGTTTCCAAAAAGATACTTTGATGATATTGACTGTGTTATCGGTGATGAAGCACACCTATTTAAGTCAAAATCCCTCACAGGAATCATGACCAAGTTACATAATGCAAAGTATAGGTTTGGTTTTACTGGCACCCTAGACGGCACCAAGACACATAAGTGGGTGTTGGAAGGATTGTTTGGTGATTGTGAACAGGTTACTAAAACAGATGATCTAATTAAGTCAGGTTACCTTAGCAAGTTTAGAATCAAAATTCTACTTTGTAAACATGCTCCGCAACATTTTGAATCATATCATGAGGAAATGGATTACATTGTAGAGCATCGTGGCAGAAATAATCTTATTAAAAATCTAGTAAAAGATATTGAAGGGAACACTCTTGTATTATTCAACTACATTGAAAAGCACGGGGAACCACTTTTGGAATTGATAAATAGTAACATAGACCCCGAACGAAAACTATTTTTTGTTCACGGTGGCACTGATGTTGAAGACAGAGAATCAGTTCGTCAGATTACAGAGACTGAGAACAACGCCATAATCCTTGCTTCATATGGTACATTCTCTACAGGCATTAATATTAAAAGACTACACAATATTATTTTTGCATCCCCTAGTAAGTCGCGCATCCGTAATCTCCAATCAATTGGACGTGTGCTAAGGAAAGGCGAAGGCAAAGACATCGCAACCTTATACGATATCGCTGATGACATTGGCGGTCAGAACTACACCCTTAGACATTTGAATGAGAGAGTCAACATTTATAATGATGAGAACTTTAAGTATGAGGTTATAAAAGTAAACCTTAGATCAAGTTAAATATGGAAGAAGAATTTTTAGCAACTATGAAGTTAATTACAGGTGAAGAAATAATTTCAAAAGTTTCTTACATGCCTGATGATGATAGTCTTGTATTAGAAAATCCTATGGAGGTAACTTTTGTTGATCAACAAAGAAACAATTTAAAAATTAATGGATTTTCTTTAACGGAATGGATTCATTCAACTTTTGATCATATGTTTGTTTTACCTAAACAACATATTATAACTATGACACAAGTTGAAGATAAACGTATTGAAAAATTTTACTCTGATACAGTAGCGAGACATATTAATCAAGTTAGTTCATTTAAAAATTCATATGAACCTCAAAAGTTTTCTCGTACAATGGGAAACCTAGGTTCTATTAAAGAAACTAAAAAATCTTTAGAAGATCTATTTAATAGAAGCTAAGAGCTACAACCCTTCTGAACTCTAACATAGTTATCCTACTCAGGTTTTCAGGATTTGTCAAGCCTTGACAATATTCATAAGATGAACTAAACTAATAGTATCCGAAAAGGAAAAGTTCTCATGAAAAAAAAGACAGAGTATTACGTCAATAACAAAGAATTTCTAGAGGCGGTCTCTGTCTATCGGAACAAAGTGATTGCAGCAAAAGAAAATGATCAACCACGTCCTCGTGTTCCAAATTATATTGGGGAGTGTTTTCTTAAGATCGCTACACACCTATCATATAAACCTAACTTTGTCAACTACATGTTCCGTGAGGACATGATTTGTGATGGTATTGAGAACTGCCTACAGTACATTGACAACTTTAATCCAGAAAAGTCTTCTAACCCTTTTGCTTACTTTACTCAAATTATCTACTACGCATTTTTGAGAAGAATTCAAAAAGAAAAGAAGCAATTAGAAATTAAAAATAAAATTCTTGAGCGTTCAGGATACGATGAAGTAATGCATACAGATTCATATACTGGCGATATGCAAGGTATGAATGCTTCATATTCTGATATGGGTAGCATTAAAGAAAACATTGAAATTAAAATGAATCGTTAATGCCAAATCCAAATCAACTATACGAAGACATGTATAAATTAAATGCTCTGTATGAAGAGTTGTGCTGGGGTCCAGATGACGAACTGGTCTTTACTCACCGTCACGGCAGAGTTGTGATCTATAATAACACCTTAAGGAAGCAAGCAACCAATGAGCAATTCCAATGAGCATGAGTGGTATGAAACACCCTATGGGAAATTCCGTATTGAAAAGAAACGCTTTGGAACGTGGTCTAGCTTTAGTGAGGATGGCGAGGGAATCGTCACAGGCGGTACGAGGGAATCTGTCATGGTCGGAACGCCATTCCACTTGGAAGGTGTCGCTACTAACTGGGCAAACTGCAAATACTCAGCACGATACGATGGGACAGTGAGCGGTAAGTTATGAAAGTTGCACTCATTACAGACCAACATCTTGATGGACGCAAAGGTTCTTTAGCGTTCTGGAATTACTTTCAGAGATTCTATGACGAGATCTTTTTTCCTACTCTTGAGAAAGAAGGTATCACTACAATTATTGATTTGGGTGATACTTTTGATAACCGAAAGTCTATGGATTTTAATACTTTTAACCGTGTTAATGAAAATTACTTCAAACGATTAACAGATTATAAAGTTCATATGATTCTAGGAAATCATTGTACGTATTATAAAAATACAAATCAGATCAATTCTCCTGAACTTTTACTAGAACAGTACGATAATATTAAAATTTACGTAGATCCAAAAGAAATTAAACTAGGTAGTAAAACATTTTTAATGTTGCCATGGATTAACGCAGGTAATAAAGAATTGAGTTTAAATATGATCAGCAAAAGCAATGCTGATAATGTGTGTGGTCACCTTGAGTGTGATGGGTTTGAAGTTACTCCTGGTATGAAGTTTGACGGTGGATTTAAAGTCTCTGATTTTAAAAATTTTAAACGTGTTTGGTCTGGACACTTCCATCATAAATCAAAACATGGCAATGTTCAATACCTAGGAAACCCTTATCAGATGTTCTGGAATGATTATAAGGACACTCGCGGATTCCATATCTACGATACTGAAAGTGATAAACTTAAGTTTGTCCGAAATCCCTATGAAATCTTTGACAAGATCTTCTATGATGACACCAGTGCGGACTACAACAAACAGGATGTGTCTAGTTATAAAAACAAGTTCATCAAAATCGTTGTCAATGAAAAACGAAACTACCAAATGTTTGAAACATTGGTTGATCGTCTTTACAACGTAGGTGTTCATGATGTAAAAATTATTGAAACTTTAGTTGACACAGAAGACCTAGATGATGTAGAATTAAATGTAAAAGATACGCTCACTTTATTGAGTGAGTATATTGATGAGATTGAACTTGCTGTAGACAAAACCGAGCTCAAGAAGTTAATGCAATCTCTCTACATAGAATCATGTGAGACTGTTTAATGCATGTATATAATCACATTACAAGACGAACCATCAGGAATTTATTCTGTATTCAATGATTCTGCAGATCGTATTGTACCATTATTTGAACAAGAAGATGATGCATTGCGTTATCTTTTTTTGTTAGAGGAGATCAATGATAATCCTGATTTAGAAATCCTTGAAGTTGAACCCGATTTAATTATTACTGCATGTAGATCTCAAGGACAAAAGTATTCTATCATTACAGCAGACGACCTTATTATTCCCCCACCTGACAAAGAATGATTATTTTTGAAAAACTCCGTTGGAAGAATTTTTTATCTACGGGTAATGTTTATAGTGAAGTAAATTTAGAATCTGCAAGGACAAATTTAATTGTTGGAACTAACGGAGCAGGTAAGAGTACCATCTTGGATGCTCTTACTTTTTCTTTATTTGGAAAACCATTTCGTAAAATTCCTAAACCAGCAATGGTTAATAGTATAAACGAAAAAGATTGTTTGGTTGAAATTGAATTCCGTATCGGGAAGCAACAGTATAAAGTTGTACGCGGTATTAAACCAAACACGTTTGAGATCTATGCAAATGGTAAACTATGGAATCAAGAAAGTTCACTCGCTGAACAGCAGAAAAATTTTGAGTTGAATGTTCTCAAGATGAACTACAAGTCATTTACTCAGATTGTTGTGCTTGGTTCGTCTACGTTTGTTCCTTTCATGCGTCTTCCTGTTGCACAGAGACGTGATATTATTGAAGACATTTTAGACATTCAAGTATTCTCAACAATGAATGTTCTTCTTAGGGATAAGTCCCGAGAAAATATAGAAGAGATTCGCGAACTGGATTATCAACTTGATTTGTTAAAAGATAAGATTGAAATTCAGAAGCAGCATATGCATACGTTAGAGAAACGTACTCAAGAAGAGATTAATAAAAAAGAAGAAAAAATTGTTGAGTATAAAAAAACTGAACTCCAAGGTGCTGAAGATGTAGTTATTCTAACTAAACAAATTGGTAATCTTAATAAAGAAATGAAGGGGTGTCAAACTTCTAGTGAAAAATTAAAGAAGTTAAACACTTTTCTTATTAAAGTTCAAGGTAAATTAAAGACATGTAAAAAAGAACATGAGTTCTTTGAAAAGAATCATGTGTGCCCTACATGTACTCAGGAATTATCAGAAGAATTTCGTGATGAAAAGTTGGAGTCTGGAAAAACTAAAGTTGATGAAATGCTTGTAGGATACAATGATATTCTTACTGCTATAGGGGAAGAGGAAGTCAGGTTTAATAAATTTACTGAGCTGTCTTCTGAAGTTAACAATATTAATGTTACAATTTCACAAACCAATTTTCAGTTGATGACTATTCGTAAACAAGTAGAGTCACTTCAAGATGAAGTAAAAGAATTGCAAGGTGATAACGTTGATAAAAAATCTGAGTTTGTTAAATTAGAAACACTTCTTGTAAGTAAAAAAGATTTTAATAAGCAACATGCTTGTTTAAAGAAAGACCGTGATGTTTTAACAACAGCAAGTCAATTGTTAAAAGATAATGGTATTAAATCCAGAATTGTTAAAACATATCTTCCTACTATGAATAAGTTAATTAACGATTTCTTACAAAGGATGGAGTTCTATGTCAATTTTACCCTAAACGAAAATTTTGAGGAGATAATTAAGTCTAGATACCGTGATGTTTTTTCTTATGAAAGTTTTAGTGAAGGAGAGAAGGCTAGAATTGATATTGCTTTACTGCTTACTTGGCGTAGCATTGCTAAGCTCAAGAATAGCGTGGATACTAATCTCCTCATACTAGATGAAATATTTGATGGATCTCTTGATCAATCAGGCACATCAGATTTGGGATGGATTCTTCGTAACTTTGATGAAAGCACCAAGGTGTTTGTTATCAGTCACAAACAAGGATTAGATGATAAATTTGACAGAACTATTACAGTTGATAAGGTTAAAAACTATTCAGTCTTGACTGAGACAGTTAACGAAGTGACACATGGAATGGTTGGGTGACCATTCTTTTTTGTATAATGAGTTCATAAGTAAAAGAGACAGATGCAAACCCAAGAGATCAAAGGCAACCTAGCACGACTGCTTGCAACTGAGAACCTCATTGTGGAGCACCGTAAGACCGCTACAGCATCCTTTGATGTTGACCGTCGCTTGCTGACTCTTCCTATGTGGGATAAAGCATCTGGCACTGTCTATGACATGCTGGTGGGTCATGAGGTAGGACATGCTCTCTTTACTCCTAATAAAGATTGGTGTGATATTGCAGATTGTCCTAAAGATTTTGTTAATGTAATTGAAGATGCTCGTATTGAAAAATTAATGAAACGTAAGTTTCCTGGTCTGCGTAAGTCTTTTAATGGTGGGTATAAAGAATTAAATAATTTAGATTTTTTTGAGATAGTTGATCAGAATCTTGATAACTTTAGTTTGATTGATCGTATCAATTTACATTTTAAAATTGGTGCAAGTGCATTTATTCCGTTTGGTGCATCCGAATTAGTTTTTGTTGAGCGTACTGAAAAAGCAGAAACTTTTGATGAAGTATTACAGATTGCTTTTGATGTATATCAGTTTAGTAATCAAACTGAAACACCTATGACTCATGAAGAAATGCTTGAGGTAGCACATCAACGCGAAAACGAAAATAGTGAAGATGAAGAAAATACCCAGGTTAGCGAAGACCAGTTTGAAAATTCTTCCATGCCTCAACCAGATAGTCAGTATGAAGAAGATTATTATGATGAAGAAGATTCTTCTGGTGGAAGTACTGGTGGAGAAACTTCTCAAACTCAACGTTCCTTTGACAACTCAGCAGAAAATCTTTCTTCGCGTCATGGTCGCTCCCCTGTTTACGTTGAAATTCCGGAAGCAATGAATCTGGATAGTCACATTGTTGATTGGACTATGTTGCATAATTGGATTGATAAAAATGTAGGAGCAGAAGAAAACTATGAGTATGTTGATAATGAGTATTATAAATTTCGTAAGCAATCTCAAAAAGAAGTAAACTATCTGGTAAAGGAATTTGAATGCCGTAAGTCCGCTGACGCTTATGCTCGTAGTGGTCAATCTAAAACTGGTGTGCTTGATACTTCAAAGCTTCATACTTATAAGTACAATGAAGATCTTTTTAAGAAAGTAACAGTTATACCTGATGGTAAGAATCATGGTTTGTTATTCTTACTTGACTGGTCTGGTTCCATGAGCAATGAAATCCTTGCTACTGTCAAGCAAGTTCTTAACTTGACTGCATTCTGTAAAAAAGTTCAGATTCCTTTTGAAGTATATGCGTTTACTAATGAATGGGTATGTGCTCAACGTTCTATGGAAAACGATAATAGTTATCATAGTATGACTTATGGAAACGTTCAAAAAAATACAGTGTACATAAACGAGGAACATTTTCATCTAATGAATTTTATTTCTTCTCGTTCTAGCTCTCGTCAGTATGAGCGTATGTGTAAAAATTTATTTCGTGAAGCTCATTACTATAATGAGTACAGTGGGTATTCAACTACTTTAGGTGTTGGTCTGTCCGGTACTCCATTAAATGAAGCAATCGTTATGTTGAATTATATTATTCCAAAATTCAAACACAACAACGATCTTCAAAAAGTCAACGTTTGTATTCTTTCTGATGGTGAAAGTTGCTCTGCTGCATATGGTCATGAAATTTATCTAGATCATAAAGATGAGTATCGCATTGCTCCTCGCCGTATTGATTATTATCAAGTACTTCGGGATCGTAAAACCGGAATTACTTATGAGCAATTTGATTATCACAATGTAACTAACATTTTTATTCAACAGGTTCGTGATCGTAACCCAGGTGTAAATGTAATAGGGTTTCGTATTCTTGGAGGTTCTCAGTTACAAAATTTTGTCGGACGTTATGCTTCATATGAAAGTTACTCTGATATTCAAAAACAGTGGAAGAAAGAAAAGTCTGCTATCATTAAAAACCCTAAAGCATTTACTGCCCTTTATGCTATCTCTAATAATTCATTGAACGAGACTGCTGAGTTTAATGTTGAGAGTGGCGCAAAAAAAGGAGATATTACTAAGGCATTTAAAAAAATGCTTGGTGGTAAATCTGCAAATAAAAAACTTCTCAGTTCTTTTGTGGAGTATGTCGCTTGACGAACCGTCCACTCTGCCCCTGACCCTGCCCCACTCTGCCCTATAATAACTACATAAACGAAACGTATCATGCCTGCAAAGTCAGATCTCACTACATTACAACTTGCTTCTTATCTGTCAGAAAATTATGGCAATGATATTAATGCACAACATGTCACTTCTGCATGTGATTACTTCGGTGTAACTTATGCTACTGCTACCAAACGTCTACGGGACTTCTATGTTAAACGTGGTACTTGGAACCTGACAGTACAGGAACATTTAGAACAAACTTACGAAGCACCTGCTGCTATGCCTGCAGTTGAACAAAATCTTATTCCTATGAAGGATGAAAACTTTGTTCCATTTGGTAACTTCACTGATCTGAAAAAAGTTATCAGTTCCAAATTGTTTTATCCAGTGTTTATCACTGGTATGTCTGGTAATGGTAAAACTCTCTCGGTAGAGCAAGCATGTGCTTCTCTAAATAGGGAACTGATTCGCGTCAATATTACCATTGAAACAGACGAGGATGATCTTATTGGTGGTTTCCGCCTTGTTAATGGGGAAACTGTTTGGCATAATGGTCCTGTCATTGAAGCTTTGGAAAGGGGAGCTATCCTTCTTTTAGATGAAGTTGACCTAGCATCTAATAAAATCTTATGCCTTCAATCTGTTTTGGAAGGTAAGGGTGTCTTTCTAAAGAAAACTGGTCGTTACGTAAACCCTAAATCTGGATTCAATGTTATTGCAACTGCAAATACTAAAGGTAAAGGCAGCGATGACGGTCGCTTTATTGGAACTAACGTTCTCAACGAAGCCTTCCTTGAGCGTTTTGCCTTAACGTTTGAGCAGGAGTATCCCACTCCTGCTGTAGAAACTAAAATTCTTCTTCGTATTGCTGCTGCTGTTGGTAAGCATGATGAAGAATTTTGCGTTAACCTTGCTAACTGGGCAGACATTATCCGTCGTACTTTCAAAGATGGAGGTATTGATGAAATAATTAGCACCCGTCGTTTGGTTCATATTGTACGTGCATATGCTATTTGGGGTGATCGTATTAAAGCGATCAAGGTTTGTTCCAATCGTTTTGATGAAGAAACCAAACAATCCTTTATTGAATTGTATGATAAAATTGATGCTGGAGTTGAAATTGATGGAGAAACTGAAGATGCCTGAACTAGGAGATTGTAACTTTATTGGTAGTGTCATCCACATCAGTGGTCATGGCGCTGCTAGAGTTTCTAATGTGGAGGGTGATATTATTACTGCCATTAACCTTGACGGAAAAAGTCAAGAGTGCTATTATAAAGATATTGATTACGTATGCATACCGTGAAAAAATACAATGAAGATGCTCTTCTAAAAGAGCTGAGTGATTACATTACTAGAACTTATGGACAACACTATTCTGCTGGAAACGACAGCATTCAAACGTTAGATTTGATTGAAGCATGTGGAGACGCTGAGGCATTCTGCCGTAGCAACATCCTAAAGTATGCCTCACGCTACGATCGTAAGGGCACTGCCCGTCGTGATATCATTAAGATCCTTCACTACGCATTGTTGCTGCTCCACTTCTC